GTTGTCTTCATTCAGCCGCCGTTTGATAAGCGAGAAAAGACACTCCGTCGGTGCGATCTGATTAGCTGCCGCTGATGTAATCCGGCTGTCTCCAGAGGTGACAACCACCGGTGACGATGCCGCGGTAAAGCGCGGCATGTGTAAGAGCGGCCGTACTCCGCTTCGCAGCACTCGCGCCAGCGGGTTGAACGGCGAGAGAGACGCAAGGGATGCTGGCGGCGTGATGATCTGTTGCATGGCGCCATCCTCCTATTGGTAAAAGGCAAGGTTGACGGTCGCAACGGTAACCGCGGAGACCGCGATCAATTCAATCGATGAGAGATTGCCGTTATAGGGCCAGGCGACACCAGAATAGACCCGGATGCCCGTTGACGCTGTTGGCGCGGTGCCATCATCTCTAAAGCGAATGTCGCCGCTCTCCGGTTCGATATAAACAAGCCGCGCGCCGCTCGGGAGCGACGCGCCGATGAGCGCCGAAAGGGTTTGCGCCGAAGCACCAACAGAAACCGAGAAATAGCCGCAGGGAACGAGCTGCGCGTCCTTCGAAGTGACGCTTCCTCCTGTTCCCGCATCGGGCGCGGTGACAATCACAGTGGCCGGCCGCGCATGCGCAACCGCCCAGACATTCGAGACCGTGTTGAAAAACCGCCTATCGCGCAGAGGCTCGCCTTGCGGAGGCGGCAAAGACGGCTCCACATCCGCCACGATTAAGGAGACCAGCGGCCACTCCGGCCCGTTCGCAGCGACACTCAGCTGACCCGAGCCAAGATTGATCCAAGCATTGGCGGGAATCACCACCGGATTCGTAAATTGCGTCATGTTTCAGCCCATAAAAAAAGCCGCGTTTCCGAAAATCGGACGGCGGCTGAAAAAGAATTGAACCTTACCGGAGCTTAAGCGTTATTCCCGCGGGACGGATTAATGCCCGCCGTTCTACCTGCCTTGGAGAACCGTTATGAGAAATGCACCAGAGTTTACTGCGATCGCCGTCTGGTGTCTTTTCGCTGCAGCCATTGCCACGGCTCAAGGAGGCGGAGCTTTCGGTTGGCACCAAAACAATATGGCCCCGGCCTCAGCGGATGAAGGTCCGCTGCTGACCGGACGAAGCGCAGCTATTTCCAATCCAAGTGTTGGTCCTTATGGGGCACTTTTCATCGACTCATCGCTAGTTGCACCGCATGATGCGGATGCCGCTGGCCCCGTCGTGACAGGCAGAAGCGCCGCGGTGTTTCCGAGCGCGGGTCCTTATGGCGCTCTGTTCATTGATCCCGCGCTGCAAGAAACGCATCCCGCACCCGCAAGGGCTAAACCCACTTCCGCCGATCTGACGATCAACTGAGGAATTCATTCAGGATGGTCTCCCAAATCAGGAGGCGGGCGCACCACAAAGCATATATTGGATTGCGACACGGACCTGCCCGCCGGTAAAGCTGCCGCCATTGGCTGTGAGCTTGATCGTCGAGGCCGCATACCAGGCGGTCGGACCAATCACACCGGCATTGTTTGACCCTGATGTGATTCCCAAAGCTGCGCCAAATTGCCCAGCTGTCGTGCCTGAACCGCCGCTTGCCGCGGTTGTCGCATCGACATTATAGGACATCGCGCCCGTAATCGCAGTGACGACAAAGGTCGAGATTGCAAGAACAATGGCGTGGTTTGGGATTTGGATCGTCGAAACCGCTGAGCCGCCCGAGCAGTTGATCGTGTCTTCGAGCAATCCAAGCTGAAGCGTCGATCCGTTCAATCCTACAAGTTCCACGCCCGATCGATTGACGACTGTCCATTTCCCGGCGACATTGCTTTCCAGCGTGAGATAGCCGTAGGGAGCCGAAATGATGATGCTGCTCGCGCCATTGATCGTGTCAGATCCAGCGCGCGTCAAAGTGATCGTGTTGGTTGGCGAACACGCACCTGTCTCATCGACCACTGTAAGACGTGCACCCGCTGGAAATGTGCTTGAAGCCGGCAAGGTGACACCGCGCATGGCAGTGAGCGCGATATAGGCAATCATTCGATCCGTCACCTGCGCCGTATAATTCGCATCCGAGATTGGGGTGCGCGTATAGGTGACGACTTCGCTCAGTTTCGCAGCTGGCCAGCCTCCAGCTGTCACACCGTCATGGACGACAAGCCTGTTATTCGTCGTATCAACGGCAAGCTCGCCGATACGCCCCGTGAATGTCGAAAGAAACGACCATGCCTCGCGGAGATGCTGAAGTCTGATGCTCATCTAGGCCTATTCCTTGATTAATCGTTTATGAGGATGCCAATCCAAGATCGATGACGTTAGGATATAGGTCGGACGCAAAGCCGAAATCGTCGTATTCGGCCGCGATGCTGCTCGCGAGACCGCAGTCCACATTATTGCCGGCGGAAAGCGCGGCAGCGACAGGACCAAGAATGCCCGAGCCGACGGGCGTATAGGTGTAGACAGTGCAATCAGCCAGCGATTGCGCCGCATTGCCGAAGACATTGAAGCTTTGAAACTTCAGATAAAATGCGATACTAATATAATTGGACGGCAGAACATAGGTGAAAATCGCATTATCAAGCCGTGTGAAGGGCGCACCAGTCGCATGGGCCACTGGCGGCGATCCATAAATACCTCGTGCAAGTCCCGTCAGCGCATAGGTGTTCGGCCCCGTAAGAGTCGCTGTTGTATAGGTCAAAAGTTCCTGGCCAACGAGGCAAAGCGTAACCCCGTTCTCGGCGTCGCTCATTGTCGCAGAATTGAGCATGCCATTGCTCTCAGCCATATTGACCGAGAGTGTGTCAGCTGAGTCAATCGCTATGAACGGAACGGCGCTGCTGCTTTGACCCGCGGCGGATGGCAAAGCGGCACTGAGGATCCCTTGCCGGGCAGGCGAAGTCACCGTTCCAATCGCTGTATAAGTCTCGTTATCTCTCGAAATCCAAACGACGGCACCGCCCCAATTGGGATCAGCCGTACCGCCGTTTCCGCCGGAAAGACCAATCCACACTTCCGCTTCACCGCTTGCTGTCAATGCCGCCGGCGGTTCGATAATTAAAGGCGGGTTGACAGGGTCCGGCGCAATATTCCGGTTCATGTTGAAACCGGAAGAGGTTTGCGTGGGATAAGCGACAGCCGTCGCAGTGCCGGCTGGAAACTCCTCAGCCGTGACCGTCAGAAGCCCATTATTGTCCTCATCGATTTCAATAATGCGAACAGCCACATTGGAAAGCCCAAGACCGGCATCGGAAATGGTCACGAGATCCATTGGTTCGAGAAGGCAATATTCCCAGGATAGCTTGAATGTGTATGTGTTACGGATATAGAGCCCGCGCTGAAGAATGAGTTGCGCCGCGTTCATCGCAACATTGTCATTACAGATTTCATGTGCTGTGACTGTCGAAGCGATAACGAGGCCGTAGAGATCGATCGCATTCTGATCGAAGGCTATGATCGGCGTCGCCGCATAGGAATTCGAGCGGTCGAGGATTTCAAGCGCCTGATAATTATAGGCGGCATAAGGATCCGTTCGCGCAACCTGGACCGGATCGTCACCATCGGTGTAAACAAAATCATCATCCGTCAGATTATAGACAGGCGTCAGGTTTGGATTGAACGTTGTTCCATTACCTGAAATGGATGTGTCGCCGTAAGGGATGAATTTGAGCTTGCCGCCAGACCAGACCGCCGCGGTATTTGTCAGATGAAGCCAACGCGCCAAAATGCTATTGGCCGCTTCCTGGTTGACCAATGCCGGTGAAAGAGCAAGCCCCGCGGCAAGGCAATAGGCCTGATAGGACGCACCTCCCGACGAACCGAAGAGCGTCGTCGCATCGATGCTCCCAGCTGGAAAGCCAACGCCATATTGCGCATTGGTGAGAAAATCTTGAATCACTTGCGACGGGTCCGCGTCCTGGCTTGTGCCGGTGGGACTGGACCCGCATAAATATCCAAGGGTTTCCACATCCGTCACGTCGAGTGTGCCGCTCGACCCAAGCTGATAGTCGGAGGAAGCGATATAGGCGAGCCCGCCATAGGGGATTGCTTGAGACGTGAAGCTGCTGCTCAGATAGCCCCAGACGCTTTGCGGCGTGGTGCCCGGGAACAAAGAGACCGATGCCGCCTTGATCGCCGCCGCCGCGAGATAGTCAGGAATATAATTGTTCGGCGGGTTCATTGTCGAAAGCGTATAGGTGCTCTGGCCTTTCCAAATCGTACCGATGCCATTGATTGGTCCTTCGCAAAGCCCCATGATGATTGCGATGGAATAAGTGTAACCGGAAAGCGATGGAGATCCGCCGCCTCCCTTGCCGCCGCTGCTCTGCGTATATTGCGGCGTCGTAACAAAGTTACCCGTCCAAACAATGTTTGGCGCCAGGATATTGGTTCCCCAGAGAATCGGGACCGGTATCGCATTGCTGGATGTTTGAATCTGGAGAGCCGTATAGCTCGGCAAGGTGATCGGCGTATTGCCATGCGAACCGCTCATGGCTTCAATGCCCTCCAATAAGAGAAGAACTTCCGTTCTCGGCTTGGATGTGAAAGATCTACGCTCTGTGCCAATTCTTCCTCGAGTACGCAGCGCGCCGGGCGATGCGCATGTACGAAGGTTAAAGGAGATGCCTTTGTGACGACACCACCATGGCTGTAGCAGCGCCCATAGCGGAACACGACAATATCGCCCGCACACGGCACCTCAACTTCGCAACACCGATCGAAGACAAAACCAAGATAACGCTCATCGCTCCGGTGCAAGTGCCAATCCGGCGTATAAGGACGCGGATCGAAAGGCGTGCAGAGCCCTGTATCAACGAAAATACGGACGATGAGCATGCCGCAGTCAACTCCCGCGCCACGCACATCAGCAGCGTGATGATAGGGTGTGCCGATCCATCGCCGCGCTTCAGCGACGATGAGCGCACGTTCCTCAGCTTCAGTCATTTTATGGTCCAGTTACGGGGATAGCGCAGCTGTCGGCGGCGGAATGAAGGGGAAGCCGCGAAAATTGACTTGATTGTTGAATTGTGATTGGCAGCTCGACAAAGTATGCGCGCAGCCCTGATAGGCGGTGAAGGCATCCCCTGTGGATGGTACATTCGGCAGCGCTGCGCTGAGCAGAAGCGTTCCAGATCCGGCGCTTTTAATATTGGCTGAAACGCCGGCATTGACGCCGGATGAAAAAAGTACCGTGCCTTGAGTATAAACCGAACTGGCGCTGCTCCAATTGATGACCGTCGATGTCGAACCGGAGCCAACCGTACCAGCTGCTCCGAACGCACTTTTTACAAGGCCGCAGCCGGAGTCATAAAGGACGTGTACGCATTGCGGTGAATAGAGATTGCGCGGCATATTGATCTGCAGCAGCACAAGGTCGGAGTTGACGGTGATCTCCGCGGTTGTCCGGCCCACATTGCCGATCGCGCCCATGCGGCCCTTAAACAGAATCACGCTGCCAGCCAGTGCCGCATTCCAACTTGTCAGAAAAGCCTTCTCACGCTGGATTTCACAACCATCGAAAACGCCATTTCGTAACGCTTCGAGAAAAGGGACGCCGCCGATCGTATCCGTGGGCTTGGCACAGATCGTAATTTGCTGCTGGTCAACATCGAGCCCTGCTGTGCATTTGAATTGCAGACCATCGACCAAAATTGAGTTTGCGAGATAGGTATAGCCGTTGAGCGCAATCGGGACATCAGCACTCGTGTAGGTCAGAATCAGCCCCGTACGCAAGGTGAAGGTATAACAATCCGCCATCAATATTTGCGCATCGGGCTGCGCGCGGAGTTCATTTAGTAGGCTGGTTAGCGCGGGCGATGCGGCTCTCACGGCTTGACACTCCGGAACTTCAGCGCATCCACCTTCCAGAGCCCGCTCATGAAATTTTCGAAATCCTCTTGATCGTCAAGGAACCGGCACACAAACGCATAAGAAAAATCTGCGGTGATGATGGCACTCGATACGGGCGCAGCCGCGAAGCTCAGCGTATTCGGTTGAACCAGGCTCCAGCCGCTTGTCTGCGCGATACCGTTCAAATAGACATTTGTCACCGATGACACCCAGGAAACAGGCTCGGAAAACCCGCCAAGCGTGCGTTGAAACATGAAACTTTCCGTCGATCCATCGCCGATGCTGATGACCTGAGCTGTCACTGCATTATCGGTAGGATCCGTATAAAGAAAACTGCCATATTGGCCTTGGCATTGCAGGTAAAATCCCATCAGGCTCTGCAATGACGCATTCGTAAGGCCGGGATAAGAAGAGCCCGATGACAAACCATCGAAGGTCAGTTCAAATTCATAGAGCGTGCCGGCGTAGAGCGGACTGCGGACCTCCCGGCCCGACACATGGCTTGCGACGCGTGTCGAAAAGGTCGGACGCTTATGAACCGACCAGCCCTGCCCTGGCAGTGCCGGAAAGGAAGGCGGTGTTGTCATAAAGATGCCGATCCAAGATCAATGAAAAGCGTCTGTGAGTCTGAAGCAAAACCGAGATCATCAATCTCCGAGCCTGATTGACTTGCGATACCGCAATCAAGATTGAGTCCAGCCAGCAGCATGATCACGACTGACGGACTTCCTTGGCCTTTGATCGATCGCAGCTTGAGCGACTGCAAAGTAAAAAGCCGGCTCATGAATTCTTCCAAGTCCTCTTGATCCTCTGCGAAACGGCAGGTCAAGACTAGCCCGGCATTCATGCAAGCCGGCGCTGGAAAGGAAAAGAGTCCATTCGTACCCTGCGACGCATCGTAAAAGGCGATGATGTCTTGAAAATCCTTGTTAGGCGTATCCATGCACAGCACATCGAATGTGAGCTCTATCTCCCAAACTGGGAGAACCATTTTTAGAGCGCGGCTTTCACGGCCGGAAACATGCACGCTATTGCCGGTCGCGAAGGCCGGCCGGTAGTGAGTGGACCAGCCCTGCCCCGAAAGAACTGGAAACATCGGCGGGTCAGGCGGCGCAGGCGGCTCATCTGGCACTTGCGGTGTGATGTAGGGTCCTTTGCCGCCGAGCCATTGTCCAGCACGCCAATTGCCGGCATCCCCCCAAACGGTGGTCAGGGCTGGGAAAGTTGGAAAAGGCCGCGCATCCCAATTCCACACCGACATGAAAGCCGGTTCAATCATCTTCTGTCCGGCGCTGGAGGTCGCATTATTGCCATCCGTTACCCAATATTCGTAAACCGCTTGCAAATAGAGAAGCTGGATCTCCGCATCTTGGCGCGGCCTGTAACCGCCGCCAGACTCTCGATCCCAGACCGACCAATAGGGCGTGAAGCTTTCCGTCGATTTTGGATCATAGAAAACATTCGGCTGGTTCGTCCCGCGATCGGCCGCGCTCACACCATATTCGGCGAATGTGATTGATTTCGATTGCGCGACCCATTCCGTCGAGGGCCCATGCGGTGCCCAGCCTTGTCCATCACCATCGTCATAGACGGCTTGATGCGGATTGTTCCACCACCAGCGCAGCTGCTTATTCGCGAGCAATTGCTGGTTTGCATTATAAGGGCTCCGGTTTTGCGAGAGCCGGTCACCCTCCGGCAGCGAGACCCGCACATCGGAGCCGTTCGGATCGAAGCCAATCCCATTATTGTTACCATCATTGTAGAACCAGTTGAACTTCTCTCCGCCTTCGATATTCGCCTTGAGATAGGGCAAACTATAAAGAGAAGGTGCGCCTGAAAGACCAAGCCCGTTCATCGTGTTGATCGAAGGCGGCCATGCGCTTGGGTTTGGCGCGGGCACGCTCCAATTGATGACGTCGAGCCCACCCCCGCCGGTCGTCCAATCGGAAAGCGGCAGATAATTGTCGAAGCAAATAAGATCGATATTGCTATGCGCGTAAAGCTGGTCGAGATGCGGCCATTGTCCGTTTTCGCCCGGATGCTGGAAGCCCATCCAGTCCGACCAATCGGCGGAATAGGAGATAAGGTTATGAAGCCCGCTCAAATCCTTGGCTAAACCTGCGCCGTCGAAAACCGAGCGCACGTCGTCGGAAAGCTGCATGATGCCCGTGACGAAGGGATAATCCCACGTCACCTTGCCATCGCTGCCAACCGTTCCCGCTTTGCTCCAAGCCGGGCCGCGGATCGTTTCCATATCGCGAAACTCTGATCCAAGCAGGAAAAGATCGACGCCACCCGCGACCACACAAAGATTGGCATAATGCAGGATCATCCGGCGGAATGTATAATCCGATAGCGAACCAGAATAAGCCACAGTCAGATTCGCTGTATCGCGCGTAAATTGCGATATCGCCGCGGAGCCCAGGAAGGTATCGACGGCCGCCGCCGCCGCGGATGAAACATCTGTACCCGAGTAGGTAATCCGGCCGCGCCACGGAAAGCCGGAAGCTGTCATCAAGATGAATGGATAGAAGACCACGCGCCGTCCACGTGCCTTTAAATCCTGAATACAACGAACGACCGATTGATCAGATGGTGTACCGCCGTAGACGAAAGTGCCGCCATTCATCGGCAGCGGAATTAACCCGCTTGATGCTTGTGTGAGGCCAGAACAGCGCCAGACATCGCTTCCACCCGCTGCCTTTTGAAATGAGCCGCCTGTATAGGTTGTCGATGGATAGATCTGACAGGCCGAGATATCCGTCGAATTGCCAAACCATGCAATGACGAGAGCGACGGTCTCGCAGTCCGGGTATTCCGCCTGAAGGTTATCCAGCGCGATCGTATAATCTGTCACCGCGCCGGTGCCGCCGGACGCATAAAGATTGACCGGTTGAAGACTTGGTTCGGTGACACGCTGGCCAAGATAGGCGATGGTGTCATAGGCAAATTCTCCCGTCGATGGCAGGAGATTGACGCCCTTGATAAAACTCATACGCTAAACAGGAAGTTTCTTCAGACCGAGATGCGTGCCCATCCGTACGCCCTCATTGATCGTCCGCAGGATCTCTTTGCCATTGCCTCTGATCCATCGCTTCACATCACCTGAATCCATCGCAGAAATATTGAAATGTGTCGCATGATGCACGGTGACGCTTGCCCCGCCGCTTCCCGCGCCCGCGGCGTTCGCCATGAGGGACTGCGCCCAAGGCGTCTGCGCGGCGGGCACAATCATCTCACCCCGGTGAACTTGCGCCACCATATCGGAAGGCAACTGCCATGACCCCGCATCGAAACTCGCCATAGCTGCGACGCTCGCTTCGCCCGCCGCCGCCGGACCCGCCGCGGCCGGTCCCATGAGCGGCGAGAGAAAACCAAAAATGCCTGCGAAAGCTTCTTTCGACGACGCGAGAATTTGCGAAATCATGCTGCTGAAAGTTGCCGTCTGCGACGCCGCTGCTCCGGCCCCTTCGATGCTGGTTCGTGCCGCGACGCCCGTCGTTGTGGCGGCCGTTTGCGCGGTTTCTGACGCCGTCGTGGCCGCGGCCTTCGCCGCCTGCCCGGCGAGCCAATCGGCGACCATGCGAATCCGGGCCTGGATGAAACTCTGCAGGATCGACAAAGCGACATTTTGCGCCGCTTGCCTGAACGTCTCGTGACCTTTGATCATACCCATGATCGCGGTCGAGACCGCTGAGCCAGCTTGCTCATAAGTCCGGCGATAATCATTATAAATCTCGCGATTGACGCTCCGCTCGACCTCTTGCCTGCGTAAAGCGCTTTGGCTTGCGAGTTCTTCGATCTTACGTTGGGCGTCGGCGAAGGCGCTGGTGCCTTGCTCATAGGTCGCACGTACAGCCAGCAGATAGCGGGTTTCGACATCCTCGCGCTGACGCTCAAGAGCGAGCAAGCTCGCAAGCTCTTGCTCATGCGAGATTTGCGCGGTCTGCGCCTCTTCTTTAACCGCCGATTCTTGCGACTTGATCCCATTCAAAGCAATATCATATTGCTCTCGCGCGTTCACCCGGGCAATCGCAAGCACTTCATCGCCGGAGGCGCGCGCCGCATTGGCTCTTTGCGTCAGGCTATTGGAGAATGCCTGCCCCAAGGAATCAAATGACGACGAAACCTGAGCTGCGCCGCTCCGCAATGTGTTGCTGGCCGATTGGATCGCAGAGGTCGCCTGCTGCATCCCGCTTTGCAAGTCGGAAATATCAGCCGTAAATGTAATCGTGACATCGTCAGCCATCGGCTTTCACTCTCCTTCAAATTTTACGAAGTGCGCACCTTGCCATCAGGGTAACGAGCGATCAGGCTAGCGATCCCACTTGGATCGCGGGCATCGTTTGTCATCTGAGAGGCGGGCGCGAGCCCATGAACGATTTTCAAAACTTCATGCGCGGGCGGGAACTCGCGCCAATAGGCGAATAGGGCCTGAATATCGAAGAATGTCATCTCGTCAATCTCGGCGGGCGTAAAGCCGCAGACCGTCATCAGCCGCGCATAAATGCAGTCGAAGTCTATGCGGACGGACCGGTGTTTATGATCTCGCCCGCCCCGGATTCCCCCAAAGCGTCTGATGCTCCGGCCCGCGTTTCGATAAATCCGCCAAGCTGCAATACGCTCGTCATCGCTTTAGCGATCTCCGGTGCCGTCGCTTCGATCTCATTCAAGCTTTCGGCAGCCTGTGCATGATCCCGTGAGAGCGCGATGGAGACGATGGCCATGGCAGAGGCCACATTGCCTTTGCCCTTCGCGTCCTGCGTCGCCATTAAAATCGGTTCAATCGCTTGAACTTGAGCCAGGGTGAGCGGACGAATACACCATTCATGCGCACCGAGATGGATGAGTTCCGGTTGTGGCCGCATATCAAGATACCTCCGCGAAGGACCAGGTCATGATATTGCCGGATGAATCCGCGAAGCATGAGAAATCGAATTCGGGCATGGTGAAATCTTCCAGCTTCGTCTGGAAACTCAATTTGCTCGAAATGCAATTATTGAGTTTCAACGAAATGGCCTGGCCCTGGAAAGTCGTATAGAATAGAGCTTGAAACGTCGGGCTGGTGCCAAGCAGTGGATTGGTAATCGTCAGTTTTTGTCCACTGCCGGTCAATGTATAAGTGTAGCTCGTCAGTACTGCCTTCTCCGCATCGCTGGAGGCAAATGTGTAGACACCAGCGCTCACGGAATATTGGCCGCTCGCCGGTGAAGATGCAACCTTCGTCAGGGGTAACCCGGTTGATGCGTAAACTACACCATCATCGTCCGCGAATGTCGCCGCATTCGCCACACTAACCGTATAAGGCGAGTTCGATGGGACGGTCCCCGCTTCGGCGAAAGAGGTTGCAAGCTGCCCGGCCGCCGGAGTGACACCATAAAACAGATTGGCGAAAGCAAGACCTGAAATGCGTGCGACTTTTGCCTTGCCCGTGGTCTTGATCGTACCGCGCGCGCTGACGAGCGGATATTGATATTGCCCATAGATCTCTTTGACGCTCGCGCTTTCTTCGATGGTCACTTCCTGGACGAGGCCGAAATTGACCGGCGTCGCCTCAGCGATATCGGTGCGCGTACCGATCAATATGCCGGAGCCAAAACTATACATGAGTGGACATCTCCTTCCTGAGAGGAACCTGTTAAGGCAGGATCAGTTTGATAGGCACGATCAGCAATGCGTCTCCATCGAGATCGCCGGGATCTTTCATCAGTTTGCCGTCGATACGGCATTGCGAAACAAGGCCGCCAAGCGTATTACGCCCGATAAGCAGATCATTGCCAGAAAGCGCGAAAGCGGCATCGAGCGCATCCATCACATCATTCAACAGAGAGGCGCCGATCACATTTGGATCTTTCGCATTGAGATAGATAAAGACCTTCGCTTCGATGATGCGTTTAGCGATTGCGCCTTCACTCCAAGCGTAAGTTTCAAAGCCGCCTTCGAAAATAAAGCAGGCTGGCCGGTTGGCCATGGACACATCGGTCCAGAGCTTCAGCCTCCTTGATGGCCCTGTCGTCCAATCATAGGCGGACGCAAGAAGCGCGGCGAGCGCTTCCAGAGCCTCTTCACGGGAAGTCGTCGGCATGAATGTTTCCGGAGTTTAATCTTGCGTCAGCGCGTCGAGTACGGATTGTTTCAAATCCGTTGTGATCGCATCCTGCATGTCAGCCAGCGCGCGGCTAAGATAACCATGCGCTGGAATGACGGAGCCAGGGTGATGCACCGATTTCGCGAAAACCTGGCCTCCAGAACCCGCGAAAGCCAAGGCTTTGGCCTTGACCGCGATGATGTCATGCGCCGCGGTTTTGCCGCCATATTCTTGGATGGCCGCATAAGCCACGCCTTCGCTTGAGACGAATCCTTGCGCATCCGTGCCATCATCATTCGTACCTGAGACGATTGATGACAATAAGCGGCCTGATCGCACGTTGAGGATGGCACCGGATAAATTGTCTTTGACGCCTGCTTCCAATTGTTGGGTGAGACCGGCAATGCGCGCGACAATCGCTTGTTGAAGTGCGTCCGTATCAATCACGGCATCACCACGCGGCAATAGGGCTGCAAGATACGGGCGATAAAGTCCGGGATATCTTTCACAATGAAGCTGACAGTCTCCTGGCCGCCGAGAGACTTTGAGGCCTGACCAATGCGCGAATGATAAGCATAACGCTCGGCGGCCCATTCCTTGGCAGCAAGCGCGAGATCATAAGGGATATAGCCATAGGTCAGAGCGACGTTGGCACCGGCATCCGCCGCCGCGAATGTATAAAGCCCAGCGGTGACGGAATATTGTCCTATGCTTGGATTTTGCCCTACAGATAAAAGCGGGCTTCCGTCCGCATAGGCGACACCGCCATCACTGGCAAAAGCACCATAAGGTGCTTGTGCTGCGATCGTAAAAGGCGCCATCGCGGGAACTACAGCGGTCTCGCCACTGACCTGATATCCCGCGAAATATGAGATGATGACGTTTTGCAGGCCTCGGCTAAAAAGACCATAACGCAGCGATAGGCGCTGCATGCGGCCAGGCGGCGGCGTATCTGCGGAATCGAGGATATAACCGCGTTGCGCTGGTGCGCCTGCCACGAGCGGTGGGGCTGCTGGTATCGCTACACCATCGATGATGCAAGAGGCTATGGCACTCACCGGCCAATAACGAAGCATAACCGATGTATCATTGCCGCCGTCGATGACATCCGTATAGGTCGTCGGCAGGATCGACGGACGATCGAGAAAGCTCAGAATCGCCCGGCTGACCTGCGAAATGAGAAGAGATATAAGCGTATCATCTTGTGTCCCTTCCACTTCGAGCCAAGCCTTCAGATCAGACAATGTCATGAGATCGAATGAAGATGCCATAGGCTACGATCCTTCATCAGCTGACGGATCACGAGCAGCCTTCGCGAGCGCGGCCCGCGCCAGAACCCTCAATTGGTCATTTGTGATGGGTAGCGAAACGCAGATGCCTCTTTCTTTCAAGAAAGCGAACAGGCCGGGCCGGTTGAGCTCACTGATGCCGTCATCCAGCGGATTAGTTTGTGCCTGCTTCGCAGCAGCGTGAGATTGCAGCGAGACAGGATCTTTGGCCGTGGTCTCGCATAAAGCTGTGAAACCATGGGCAGCCAGGGCATAGGCCGCGTCTTCATCCACATCGACGCGACCCTCCGCATCGATCTCAAGCGCGCAGCCATTATGCGAGGCCGCGCCGCATCCCGGCGGAACGCAAAGCTTCATCGACTTTTCCTTCGTTTAAAATATTTGAAGATCGAAGCGCAGCAATGCTTAGCCATTACCGATATTGGTGATCACGGCGAGCGAGGGCGGGAAGTAATTCTGCAACACTTCATCCGCATAGATGCCGTATTCATAACGGCGTGAACGCAACGGCCATTCGATCTGGTAATAATCCTGGCGGGTGCGGATCTGCATGACGTTACCGACGCCCGCTAATGGGTAGGGGAGCATTTTCGTCGTCATCAACAAAGTGCCAGCGGGCATATTGGGATGCACCTTAATGTCGAGCACGCTGCCGCCCTGCATCGAAAAGCGATTGAGATAGGTGCGCACCATGATGCCGCCGCCGACAAGATCCTGAGCTGTCTCGAAAACAAAGCGCTGCGCCGCGGTGGCCGAGCCTGCGATGATCTTTTTCGAGATATTCAAAGCTTCCTGTGAGCTGACCCAGATCGTATCGGGAGACAGGCGGTAATTGTCCCACATCCCTTTTAAGACGGCGTCGATCTCAACAATACCTCCGGCCGAGTCGGAGGTGAGCGGCGTTCCCTCGCCAACACTGCCCTGCGCCATCGTCACGATGGTTGCGCCAGAGCCAGATTGGCTCGCCTGATAGAGCAAGCCATCGAACGCCAGTGCATTTTGCGAATTATCTGATGTTCCAAGCGATGCGGCCGTCTGCGTTCCCGCCGCGGCGGCCGTGATGACAAACGAATTGATCGACGTGATCGCGCCGAGAACCTCCGAACCAGCGGTACCCCAGAACCAGGCATAGCCTAAAGCACCCGTCACCGCCGCGACGCTTGCCTTGATACTATGCGTGGTATTTCCATCATTCGCGGTTGTTACCGTCGCATTGTTGGATTTCCGCGCGGCGCCTCCGCCAAACGTGTCAGACGAAGCATCAGCATTGGTGCGCGTAATCTGGCCTTGGATGCCGCCAGCAAGTGTCGCATTCATCACGCCGTCGTGTTTGAGTGCTACACAGATCACGCTATAGGCCGTGTTTGCCGGCAGCGTACCGCCCGTCCCGGCATCGCTCAGGGTCGGCATCGGCGTCGTCCCCAGCGCCATCGAACCATTACCGCCGAGGATCATCGCCTCTTCGCCCAGCATCAAAGCTTCAAGCCCTGTCTTAGCGCCAATAGCGCGGATGTCATCGAAGCCTTGGCCAGCATATTGCGCTTCGAAATCGACGCTCGTCTCGATGCCGATGCCCTTATAGGTTGCCGTGTAATCCTGCGTCGCGACCGCAAGCACGCCGCCGCGATTGGCAGATGACACGCCGAAGCGCAGCCCGGACGTATTAATCGCTGTGATCGCGCGCCAAGCGGCTTGAATACCGCCCTTACCGGATACGCGCGGGATCATGTTGCGCAGCGGCGTCAGCACCGGATAGAGAAACTTCGCGCCGAGATCGAGATCATAAAAGGTTAGACCCGATGTCGCACTCGCAGATTCCGTGAAAGTGCTTTTCTCAATTCCGAGAAGCCCTCTGAAACGCGGATCGCCGAGCGGTTTTTGCTGGGCTGTCTTTAGCCGGTCGATGACGTCATCGGCTGTTTGATTCATGATCATAGGGTGCTCCTGAGAGGAAGGTTGAGAGACATGAAAAAGGCGGCGGGACTTGCGTCCGGCCGCCGGGTTCAACTTAGGGACAAGATCCAATCATCGAGCCGTCATTGCGAGCGAAGCGAAGCAATCCAGCTATTACCCAAATGGTTGCTCTGGATTGCTTCGCTTCGCTCGCAATGACACCCCTCGGGTCACGCGATGATAAGGTCTGGATGGACGCAACGTGTTAAGCTCGTTGGCCCCGCCGCTGCGCAAGCTTGATAGCCAAAAGCGATAGAGCCTGCGGATCGGCAAGCATTTTTTCCACCGGGTCGTTTTCGTCCGCGTTCAGACGGCCATCGTCTTGTTTCGAAATCGTGCGTGTCCGGCCGGAGAGCGGCAGAGGCAAAGGCTGGTCTTCGATTTTCTTTACGCGCGCCAAAACATCGGCGAGCATGGACGCCAAAGCATCGAAACGCTTTTCCAAAGCATGATGATCCGCATGCGCCATTTTTTGCGGGGCACCACAGGCTGCGCCAAGCTCCACCGAGGTGTCGTGCATGGCCTGAATCCGCGCAAGATCAGCCTCGCTATTGCGTGCACCCGCCTTTGAAACATCCTTGGTGAAAGGCCGCCATTCATGCGTGCCATCGCCTTTGATCATTTCGAAATGCGCTTGCGCCAGGCACGGAAAATCGACCAAAGAAATTTCATTCGGCGCGGCGGTATAGCGCGTCAGCCCATCCTCATCTGTCCAGCGCCGGATATAGGTGCCGCCTTGTGAAAAGCCGGTGTAGACGCCTTCTTGAACTTTGCGCCATTCATCGTCATCGACGACCTTGGCGCAGATCTCGATCTGCTTATCGTCATCGTTGAAGGTAAGCGCGGTCACCTTGCCTGCTGCGACAGCGCCGTGCATGGCGCGCAGATTGCCGAGCGATTTGCCGCCGGAGGATTGCGCGATCTCGTCGGACCATTTTTCATAATAGGGCTTGGTCGAGGCATAATCGCAGATTTCGCCGCTGCGATCGGCAATCTCGGCAGTCGCCAGGCCATAGACGAGCCGCTGCGCCGCATCGACTTTGGTGATCGGTATGAACATGCTCAGTTGAGGCATGAAAGGCTCCTGTGGTGTTTGAATTGCGTACGCAAAAAAGCCGCCGAAGCGCAGGTGCTTGGCGGCGGTCATAGTGCTACGATCTTCTTATGATCGTGATATTAGCTCGGTTTGAAAAAGCTATTATCGAGAAGGCGAATGGTTTCTTTTGCATCGGCGGCTTGTGGCATCCGCCCTGTTTTACTGATGGCTTCGAAGATATACTCGCGGTGACAGTCCATTAAATTGCCGATTGGGTGGTGACTGATCACTCAATTCTCGCACCAGTTCCAGGTGGACGCTGACCCTGCCCCAGCGGCACATAACCATTCCCCGTCAGAGCCATCGGCGTGTCGGCCGCGGGCTCACTGAGAGGCGCATGACCGAGGATCGCGCGGGCTTCGTTGATCGTGAGAATGCCATTGGCCGTATAGCCTGTCAGGATCGTTTCCTGCGCTGCAGGATCGAGTTCCGGATTGGACTGCCAGGCAAATTCGAGATCGGCGCTATCGAACTCGGTGGCGATCACATCGTCGATAAGCGTCTTCACCCAGCAGAGCACGGGCAGAAGGCCTTCTTCTTCCGAAAGCGCCTTTTGCGTTTCCGCCGTCGCACGGTTGTTTTGCTGCACGAGGCCTTGCGGCGAGATCGAGAACGCAAAGCAAATAACCCGCGCGAGCCATTCATCGAATGGCCCCGTCAGCGATGGTTCCTTGGTTTGCAGAAACGTCTTGGCGACACCGCCCGGAACGAATTTCGCCTTGCGGCGGCGGCCGAGGTCGCCATCGAAATAGGCATCCCAATATTTCTGATAGGTCGCGATCTGATCCGGCGTCCAATTCTCCGGCACGCCGATCAAACTGTCCGGAATATTGCCTTCGGTGAAATAATCGAGCAGGAAGATCTGCCGGCGCAATGCGATGTTGACGGTCGTCACGATCTGCTCGACCGGGCCAAAACCGTAAACACGGCTGGTCCTGATATTGCGCGGCCTGTAGATTAAATCCGTCGTCGTGTAATCGACAGCTGGATAGCCTTTCAGAATTTGCTGATAGGCAGCTGGGTAGATCACCTGTCCGCCTTCTGTATAGGGTTGCGGCGTGCGGCCCCAATCGTCGATGACGGGCTTGATCGTTGCGCCGTCGAGCGGCAGCAGCGCCTTCAACTGCCCGCCGCGATCGCGCTGCATATATAGCGCAGGCGCATCGATCACGAAGAGATCTTCGAGGATCAGACGAAGCCAATCAGCAAAGCCATGCTGACCATCGGGGCGCCGCAAAAAGCGCGTGAGACCGGCGATACGATCCGCATCAAGGCTCTGATAGGCGCGCTTATCGCGCTTGCGGATGGACCAGCCAAGCCGTGAAACCTGATCTTTACGTGTCTCGATGACAAGCCGCAACAGATCATAGCTGTCTGCCAAGCCGCGCAGCATGTTGAATGAAATGGGCTCATAGGGACGCGCGATGGTCGTGAGATTATAGCCAGCGGGATAATCCCATTGGCGTCCCGCGACCTCTGGCGGCGCCAATGGCTTCATCGGTTCGAGCGGGCCGAACCAATCGGCGCCCTGCCCCGATGATCCATAGCTCACATAAAGATCGGTCGGAGAAAGCGTCCAGCTTCTCTGTCCGGCGGCACGGTCGGTCATG